AACATTGTTGACGAAATAGCGGAATTGATTGACAGGACGATCTATCGTTTAGGGTTGCAATGATCAGAATCTTTGCAGGCTACGACCCTCGGGAGGCTATTGGGTATCATGTTTTTACCCAATCCTTGATTGAGCGCACCTCAGAAGCGGTGGCGATCACGCCTTTTTTTGGCAAGCAAAGAGACGGGTCGAACACATTTATCTACCAAAGATTCTTAGTGCCTTACTTCACAGGGTTTAGAGGTAGGGCGATATTTATGGATGCAAGCGATATGCTGATGCTTGCCGACATAGCCGAACTGGACAAGTTATTTGACCCCACCAAGGCGGTGCAAGTAGTTAAGCACAATTACTTTACCAAACACAAAAGGAAATACATTGGCACAGCGATGGAGACCAAGAACGAGAACTATCCGAGAAAGAACTGGTCGAGCCTGATACTGTGGAACTGTGAGCATCCTGACAACAAGGTGTTAGACCCTGATTTTGTGGATGACCATACAGGAAGTGAACTACATCGGTTTGAGTGGCTAAAAGACGATCAGATAGGTGAGTTACCAGAAGAGTGGAATGTTTTGGTGGGTGAAGATCAACACAACGCCAAGATAGCGCATTACACTCTTGGAATACCAGAGTTTGAGCATTACAAGAATTGCGCGTATTCTCAGGAATGGCACAAAACCAAGTCAAGAATGCTTAACGGGCTGATAAACATGAAGGAAAACGCTCATGCCTGAATATAGTGATGAAGAAATTTACAGTCAATTGGCTAAAGCGTTGTCATCACCAGTTCGCTATGACGCATCTGGCAATATTATCGCAATACCAAAAGGCTTTGCTGGCGGGGGTCGAATTGGCGCAAATATTCCATTGTCAAACAATGAATCAATAAACGCTGGTTTAAGTATGTCTGGGGTACAAACGCCCAATTTTCAAGAATTAAAAGCACAGGGCATGGATTTGGCGTATCAAAAGGGTGATGAGACTTATGGAATGCGTTACAACAGACCACCTCCTATCCCTATGACTGACCCACATGGAAGGTTACAAGCCCCACCGCCAAGATTTATGCTCAATTACTCTAAGAGATATTGATGCCTGATTACAGAGCATTAGCCCAAGCCTTGGGTACATCGCAACCAACCCCACAAGAGATTGAGCGCATGGCAGCATTGCAAAGCCCCGCCTTTGGTGTATTTCCGCAGATGAAACCTTATCGGTCTGAGCAAGACATAACGGCAAGTGCCAATGTGCCTGTGGATGTGCTAAGAGGGCGTATTGCTGGCACACGGGGTTTATTTGGCGATGTAGTAAACCAACCAATACCAATGGTCAGACCGCTACAACTTCTTAGCCAAGCGTTTACAGGACAGCAAAAGTACCCTGATACGGAACATTATTTAGAAACAATGCCATTAAAGTCAAACACACCAATTGGTGATGTTGCGGGAAGAATGGGCAGCTTTGCGCCAATTAACCCAATGCCTGCGGTAAAAGGCTACCTCAGTTTATTGGGTAACGAGATCAACGCAGGGATGACGGGACAGCCGACCAGATCGGTTATTGGGCAGATGACACCCAAGCCTTTACAGATATTTATTGGTGAAAACGCAAAGACTTGGGACAAAGTAGATGCTGTTAGAGCGCAAGCAATGGAGAAGAAAGGCGCAACACCAGAAGAGATTTGGACAGAAACAGGCACATTCCGTGGCCCAGAAGGTAAGTGGAGACAAGAGATAAGCGACCAAAACCTTGGTATACAAGATTTTAGGAACACGGGTGGCGCATTGGTGATCAAGCACCCAGAACTGCAAGCCTCTTATGAGCAATTGCCTAGAGGCGTAAAAGTAGTGCCAACACCAGAATATGAGCAAATGGCATCCTACGAAGCCCCAAAGAGGGAATTAGATTGGCAATTAGGGGAAGGTGGAACTATTCGCGTTCCAACCAATGAGCCAACACCGATAGATGTATATGCCCATGAACTGCAACACGCTGTGCAAGCCAAAGAGGGGTTTCATCCTGGCGGTAACCCAAAAATGTTTAAGCCACATGATGTGTTTACTACGCAAGCATTAGAAGATTCGGCAATTATTGACAAAATGATGCGTGGTGCAAACTTAAGTCAATTAGAAGCACAGCAAAGGTTTGAATCAGTATTTCAACGAAAACCAAGCGCAGGGGCATTTGCCGCACTTGAAAGAGTAGGAACTGGTGACAAATTAGATAAGGCTGTGGAAGCGGCTAGACTTTCTGATAACCCAATGGAATCATATTTCCGTTTGGCTGGCGAAGCAGAGGCTAGAGCAGTCCAAGAACGCTTAAATATGACGGATACAGAAAGACGGGCTAAGTTTCCTTATGAATCTTATGATGTACCCAAAGAAAAACTTATAATTAAAAATACTTATAATGGAAACTAAAGTAGTTAAAAGTAGGAAGAAGGCGGGAGGGCGTACATCAGGAACGCCCAACAAGACCACACAACAGGCAAGGGAGGCGATTGCTTTGTTTGTTGATGGTAATGCACACAGATTAGCAGAGTGGCTAGATAAGGTCGCAGATGGCATTCCTGAGGCAGATATAAAACCCAACCCTGCAAAGGCATTTGAGTTATTCCAAAGCGTAGTGGAATACCATGTGCCTAAACTTGCTAGGACAGAGATAACGGGCGCAGATGAAGGCGCAATCGAAATGGTGGTCAAGTGGGAAGGCGCGAAGTAATCATCCCCTACTCTCCGAGAGAGGCGTTCATGCCCTTTCACCAAAGGACGGAGAGATGGTCTTGTCTGGTGGCACACCGAAGGGCGGGGAAGACAGTCGCAGCTATCAACGATCTGATACGCAGAGCATTGACCGAGGGTGGGGTGAGAGCACAGTATGCCTATATAGCCCCGTTCAGAAGTCAAGCCAAGTCTGTGGCGTGGGATTACCTAAAGTTCTACGCCCAACCCGTAAGTAAAAGCACCAATGAGAGCGATCTAACAGTCGAACTGGTTAACGGGGCAAAGATCAGACTATTTGGCTCAGACAACGCAGATGCTATGCGTGGACTAGGATTCAATGGGGTATACCTAGACGAGTATGGAGACTTTAAACCTAGTGTGTGGGGTAATGTCATAAGACCCACTTTGTCTAGCACCTTGGGTTGGGCAGTCTTTGGGGGTACTCCAAAGGGAAAGAATCAGTTTCACGACATATACAGGGTTAGCCAGGCAACCCCAGATTGGTTCTTGCTACGCCTACCAGCCACAGTCTCTAAGATACTGCCTGACTCGGAACTGAGGGCTGCCAAAGACCAATTGAGTCAAGACCAGTACGACCAAGAGTATGAGTGCTCGTTTGAGGCAGCTATCCTCGGGGCGTTCTACGGGGTGGAGATGCGCCAACTAGACGCAGATGGCAGAATCCAAGACCTCAAGTTTGACCCTGATGCACCAGTATTCACAGCGTGGGACTTAGGCTATCGAGATGACACCGCGATCTGGTGGTATCAGGTAGTCAGGGGTGAGATTCATGTGATGGACTACTACGCAGTCTCAGGCGCATCCATCGAGGAAATAGCCAATGTTGTGAACTCTAAGGGCTATCGGTACACCAAGCACTACCTACCGCATGACGCTAGAGCCAAGACCCTTGCATCTGGAGGCAAGTCAATCCTTGAACAACTTGCTAGTCACCTTGGAGGGATTGGCAAACTAGCCATAGTGCCTGAGATCGGGGTGCAAGACGGCATACAGGCGGTGCGGATGATTCTGCCGAAGTGCTACTTTGACCCGATCTGTGATGAGGGGCTAGAGGCACTCAGACAGTACCAAAGAGAATATGATGAGGACAAGAAAACTTTTCGTCAAACTCCAAGGCATGATTGGTGTTCACACCCCGCAGATGCGTTTAGAATGCTTGCAGTCGCGTATCGTCAGGACAAGTCAAACGAACCCCAACCCAAAGGGAAGACTTTACAGACGATTACGCTAGACGAATTGTGGGATTTTGAAACTACACATAAAGAGGAACGCATATGAGTGCACCAGTAGCAGAAGTCGGTGGATACAAGAACATCACAGCAACGGGGGCGGTCTCGACAGGGGCTTGTCAACTTATTGGGTTCTATGTGAATAGCACTAACGCAGGCACATTAGTTCTTACAGATGGTGGCGCAGGCGGTACAGCGATGTCTGGAACTATCACACCAGCCATAGGGTTTCACCGATTCCCTGCCAATGTAGGAACAAGCCTCTATGCGACTATCGCTGGAACTGCATTGAATGTGACATTCTTCTACGCGGCTTAATATGTACGAGAACGCCTACGATGATGGGGCTTATGAGGAAGATCAAGGCCCGTTCTGGCACGACCAACTAGACAAAGCTGCCAAGGTCTTTGACAAGTGGGAAAAGCGCGGTAAGAAGGTAGTAAGACGCTACCGAGACGAGCGCGATGCCATTGAGATGCCAAGGATGAAGTTCAACATCCTGTGGTCAAACATCTCTGTCTTATTCCCTGCACTCTACGGACGCATGGCAAAGCCAGAGGTAAGCCGTAGATACAGCGACCAAGACCCCGTAGGAAGATTAGCCTCTACGATGCTAGAGCGCGTAATCGAGTATGAGGTAACCCAGTTTGGTGACTTTGACTCTGCTATGCAAGGCGTGGTGCAAGACCGCCTATTGCCTGGTCGCGGTACAGCGTGGGTGCGTTACGAGCCAATCATTGTTAACGAGCAGCCCGAACTAACGGGAATGCCAGAACTTAACCCAGACGAAGGCTTAGAGATCACCAACACAGAGGAAATCGAGCGCGTAGATTCAGCGCACAGCCCTGTGGATTATGTCTATTGGACAGACTTTCTCCATTCACCCGCCCGAACATGGGATGAGGTGTGGTGGGTAAGCCGTTGGGTCTACATGACACCCGAAGAGGGTATCGAGCGTTTTGGTGATGTGTTCAAGAATGTACCTTTGCACGACCAGAATGACGATGTAGACTCCAAGAATCCAATGACCGCCAAAGCCACTTACGGGAAGAAGGCTAAAGTCGCTGAGATATGGAACAAACGCACAAAGAAGGTTTGTTGGGTTGCCAAGGGTTACCCCCAAGCACTTGACGAGCGCGATGACCCTCTCGAATTAGAAGGGTTTTTCCCTTGTCCAAAGCCGTTATTGGCTACAACAACCAACGGGTCAATGATTCCAGTACCAGATTACTGCGAATATGAAGACCAAGCCCAAGAACTAGACAACCTTACACAAAGAATTTACCTATTGGTGAAGGCTTGTAAAGCGGTCGGTGTGTTTAACGCTGAGTTCAAGGAACTTGGGCGGTTATTTACAGAGGGCGTAGACAACAAACTGTTCCCCGTGACCGCATGGGCAGCGATGTCGGAGAAAGGCGGGCTAAAAGGCGCAATAGACATGATGGACACGAGTGCCATCATCAAGACCTTACAGCAACTTTATCAATCTAGAGAGGTTGTTAAGCAATCCATCTACGAAATCTGTGGAATATCGGACATTATTCGTGGTGCAAGCAACGCAAACGAGACACTCGGTGCTCAACAACTCAAAGCCAACTTTGGTAGCCTGAGACTGAGGGCTACTCAGGGCGATGTGGCAAGGTTTGCTACTGATCTGTTCCGCATCAAGGCGCAGATCGTCTGTAAGTTCTACCCACCTGAGTTAATTGTTGAGATGTCTGGGGTGATGAACACGCCAGAGGGTCAGAATCCGCAATTGTTGCAAGCTGCGGTGCAGATGCTTTCAAACAGCACAATTCGTGACTTCCACATCCAAGTTGAGGCAGACACATTAGCCCAAATTGACGAACAAGCCGAGAAACAAAGCGCGGTTGAGGCAATTGAGGCTATTACAGGGTTTTTGCAAAACGGCTTACCTATGGTGCAACAAGCCCCTGAGATGTTGCCCTTGTTTGGTGAGATGCTCTTGTTTACAGTACGCAGATTTAGGGCTGGTCGCAGTCTTGAATCGTCTATTGAGCAAGCCATGCAAGCCTTACAGCAAAAAGCACAGATGGCGCAACAGCAACCGCCTCAACAAGACCCCGAGATGCTCAAGTTACAGGCTGAACAGCAAGCCGAGCAGATGCGTATGCAAGCCCAAGCCCAGACCGAGCAGATGAAGATGCAGGCAACGGCTCAACTTGAACAAGTCAAGGCAGATTTTGAGATGCAGATGTTGCAAGCGCAAGCGCAAGTGGATATGCAGAGAGAGCAGATGAAAGAGCAGTTTGCCCAACAACTTGCCAACAACGAGTTACAAGTCAAGGCTCGGGAAATGCAAGGCAAAGAGGAATACGAGCGTTGGAAAGCCGAACTCGATGCTGCGACCAAGATCATGGTGGCAAGGATTGGAAGTAACCCTGGCGTTGACCTACCCGTTATTGAGGCTGCCTCTGCTCAGATCACCAATGAACTCGGTGGGACTATCGTTCAAGCAATGGACAAGATGGCACTCATGCACGACCAAATGGCTAACCTACACGGACAGACCATGCAAAACATTGGCGAGGCGATGCAGAAACTCAACGCGCCTAAGAAGGTTGTGAGGGGTGCTGATGGTCTAGTCATTGGAGTAGAAACAGCATGAGCCTAGTCCTTGCTGATCGGGTAAGACAAACCACCACTTCCACAGGAACGGGAACAATCACTCTAGACGGGTCGGTAGAGGGTTATCAGTCATTTGAGGTCATTGGTAACAACAACACGACCTATTACACGATTGCAGGCGGTGCTCAATGGGAGGTAGGGATTGGGACTTATTACGGGGGAACTCTAGCGAGAACTACTGTAATTTCCTCCTCCACAGGCTCAAAACTTGATCTTGCGACAGGAACTAAGGATGTATTTGTAACCTTGCCTGCAAGCGTTGCGGTAACAAGTGGCACAGATGTAACCTTAACCAAACTTACTACACCGACAGTCCAAGCCACTAACTCGGGCGGTTTATCCCTCAAGAACTCCGCAGGCACAACCCAGATCAGCATGGGTGGGGGCGGTGGTGACAACATCTCTCTAAATGTATCGACCAACCTAAACGGCTCTAATGCTCAAATTGACATTAGCCCTACGGGTACGGGTCATGTCCACATCAAGCCTACTGGTACGGGCTCAATCGAGGTTGCCCCTACAAATGTAGGAACGATCAACAACATGACGATAGGTGCAACAACGGCTAGAAACGGCACTTTTTTAAACATAAGCGCAACGACAGGAACAGTATCAACAGCCCCTAGCGGTGGGACTGATATTGTTAACAAGACCTACGCAGACGGACTAGCAGCTAAGTGGGGTGAGTGATGTTTGGCATATCGGCATTTAGTCAAACGCCATTTGCAAGCGTTCCAAGCGCAGCTACACCTATTCCAACAGCACTACCGATTGGTGGACACTTTGGATTTGACGAGAAAAAGCGCGATGCTGAGTGGGCAAAAGACCGCAAACTAGAGGCTCAGAGAAAGCAGAAACTCAAAGAGGCTTTGTTTGGTTTACCGCCAGAGGTGAGGGAAGAGATTACATCTGCGCCCGAGCAAACAATAAATATTGCAGTCAGAAAACAAATTGATTATGATTCTTTGATGCAAAAGGTCAAAAACTTAGAAAATAAGGTTAGACTTAAGCGAGATGAAGAAGACATTGCAATGATATTGGAGATGATGTGAGACAAACTTGGGTATTTCCATCTGACGGGTCAGAGCCTTACGAAAAGCACCTCGGCCCACCTAATGAGCGATATTCTGTAATGGGCGATATAGCCCCTTTCATGTCTCCTGACGGGGTGATGATTGAGGGACGCGCCCAATGGCGTGAGCACCTAAAGCGCACAGACTCCATCGAGATGGGGCATTCTGATGTCAAATATGCTCAACAAGAGTGGAACAAAAAGAAGGCGGCTCACAACGAGCGTCTTCGTGGGCAAGTGGCGATGGTGCAAGAGTTTGACCGACCAGGCGCACCGATAGCACCCATGAAAATGTCTAACCTAAATGTAGAGATGGCGAATCGGTTGCATAATCGACCCATGCCAGAGCGCAAAGAAATGATTAAGTTGACTTTAGACCAAATGAAAAGGATGAGATAAATGGAAAACGAAGTTGTCGCACCCGACACGATTGACCCAACTCCCCCAGAAGCAGAAATTAAGACCGAATCGGTAGCGGTTGAGACCAAGGCAGAGCCTCTCAGTCGAGCAGAGGTAATCCGCGAGGCACTCAAAAAAGACACCAAAGAGCCTAAAGAGGCTAGGGCAGAGAAAGCCCCCAAATTCCCTACACCTGAGAGCAAGCAGACTGATAAGCCTGCTGTTCAAGCCCCTGATATGCCAAAGTCTCTCAAGTTAGAGATGAAGGCACATTGGGAGAAAGCCCCTCCCGAGTTACGCCAAGCAATAGCACAGAGAGAGGCAGACTTTGAGCGTGGCATCAACACATACAAAAGTCGGGATGCCGAGGCAAAGCAGATTACAGACCTTTTCCAACCCTATGAGTGGATGCTAAGAAACGAGAACGCAACGCCTGCAACGGCTATTGCGCCACTCTTACAGACCGCAGCCCTCCTACGCACAGGAACGCCACAACAGAAGTCTCAAGCCGTGGCGCAGATGATTCAGCAGTTCCAAATACCGCTAGATCAGGTCGCATCCCACTTTAACGGGCAACCACAACCACAAGATAATCACTACAATCAACTCGCGCAACAAGTTCAACAACTGACTCAGCACATCACGCAGAGCCAGTATGAGGCGCAGAAACAGAATGAAAGCCGAGCACTCTCGGTAATCCAGCAGTTCGCGGCTGACCCTGCGAATGCACATTTCGAGGCAGTCCAAGACAGAATGTTGTCGCTTCTCCAAGCACCGCACATTCTCGGGGACACGAGTCTTATGTCTGAGCGCGAGAAATTGCAATTAGCATATGACACGGCCATTCGGTTAGACCCTGCGATTTCGCAACAGATGTTTGCTCAACAGCAACAAAACTTGCAAGCCCAGAATCAAGCCCAGAGAGCAAAAGCTGCGGCAGTTCAGATCAAAGGCGCACCAAGCGCGGGTTTGACTACCGCATTAAATCAAACTGACCGCAGGGCTGTAATTGCTAACGCATTACGAACTGCAAATTATTAAGGGGAATTCTTATGGCATACGCCAATAGTAATTACTCAGATGTATTAGCAACCACCATTGAGTCGCGTTCTGGCATCGTTGCCGACAACGTGACTAAAAACAATGCGTTGTTAACCCGTCTGAGAGAGAAAGGCCGTTACAAGCCTTTCACGGGTGGTTCGACTATTCTGCAAGAATTGTCATTCCAAGCAAACTCCACAGCCATGTATTACTCTGGTGCTGAAGTGTTGAACATATCCCCTGCGGATGTGATCAGCGCGGCTCAGTTCCCGATTAAGCAAGCTGCCGTGGCAGTTACCATTAACGGACTTGAGATGTTGCAAAACTCAGGCGAAGAGCAGATCATTGATTTGTTTGATGCCCGTTTAGATGTAGCAGAGGCTTCTATTGAGAACTTGATCTCTACGGGTATTTACTCGGACGGAACAGCGAACAATGGTAAGCAGATCACAGGCTTGCAGGCAATGGTTGTCGCATCACCATCTACTGGTGTTGTTGGCGGTATTGATCGTGCTACTTGGTCTTTCTGGCAAAACCAGACCTTTGACTTCTCTAGCGACCTCGGTGTAAGCGCAAGCGCGTCTAACATTCAAACTGGTTTCAATCGTTTGTATGCCAAGACCTCTCGCGGTTCAGATGTTGTGGACTTGATCTTGTTGGATAACAACTTGTGGTCATTCTTCATGGCTTCTTTACAGAACATTCAGCGTTTCCCTGGCTCAAGCAAAATGGCCGAACTCGGCTTTGTTGCCTCTAAGTATATGAACGCAGATGTGGTTCTTGATGGTGGTATCGGTGGAAATATCCCCGCATCTACTGGTTATTTCCTTAACACGAAATACATCTTCTTCCGTCCTCACGCAAACCGCAACTTCGTCCCAATAGGCGATGAGCGTATGAGTACCAACCAAGACGCGATTGTGCGCTTGATTGGATGGGCGGGTAACATGACAGCCTCGGGACTCCAGTTCCAAGGCATTATGACGGAGTAAAAATCATGGCTGATTACATCACCGATGGAAAAATTGGCGTTGACTTGACCGCAACCTATGCGTCAACCTCCGCAGGCTCTACTACGCTATTTCCTGTCACACCAGGCACTCGCGTAAACACAACCAACAATGGTGTCTATGTCTTTGCTCGCGCAGAGTCCACCATTAACCAGTTTGACGCTGTGATCATGAGCACATACGCAGATTCAGCGAGTTTGACTCCTGTTCTCCGCGCTGTGCCTGTCACAACGACCAACGCTGCGGCATTGGGTTACAACATGGTTGGCTTTGCACAAACCGCTATCGCTTCTTCCTACTATGGTTGGATTGGTATTAACGGAGTGTTGCAAGTTAACTTGTTGATTGCTTGCCAACCTAAAGTGCCTTTGTATACCACCGCTACTGCGGGTAAATTGGACGATGCAACTGTGTCGGCTGGTTACATCCAAGGTATCGTGGCTAATACATCTGCCACTTCTGCATCTGCGCCTTTCTGCGTAGTAAACAATGCAGGCTTGATGACTTCTAACCCAGTCTAAAAGCGGACGCTCTCTCCCCAAAAAGGAGAGGGCTTTCTAATGACATTTGTTCCCCTAAAGATTGTCGGTAAGTGTGTTGCTGACGATGAGACTTTGTTTCAAAACATGGAGAGTGCGGTAGCGCGTGGCTACCCCCAAGTGACGAAACAGGAATCCCCCAAAAACGGGGTGATCATGCTAGTGGCGAGTGGGCCGAGCGTGGCGGGGCAAATAGATGTCATTAGAGAGATGTCCAAAACAACTCTAATCGTTGCAATTAAAGACGCACACGATTGGTTGATAGACAACGGGGTGATACCAGACTACGCCCTAGCAATAGACCCCCAAGAGCACAGAATATCGTTCCACAAGCCCAATGTAGGCGTGGAATACATGATTGCCTCTCAATGCCACAAGGCTATGTTTGACAACCTAAAGGGGCATAAAGTCACGATCTGGCATCCCTATGTGATGAAGGGTCAAGACAGACCTAAAAACAGTCTACTGATCGGGGGAGGGACTACCTCGGGATTACGGGCTATTTCCCTTTTCTATGTGCTCGGATGGAGACACTTTGCTCTATTTGGGTTTGATTCTTGTTTAACAGGCGATACGCTAAGAATCAATGGCTCGGGTCTTAAAGAGGGCGATCAACTGACTGAGGTCAGAATAGAGCAAGACGGAGAGACTTTCTACTGCAACGCAGCTATGGCTCTGCAAGCCGAACACTTCCAAACTTACTACGACTACCTACCTGATTCCCACTACTACGGGTTTGGGCATGGGCTGATTCAAGCGATCATCAAGAAGAGAGAGCAGAACGGAATCGAGCTGCAAGCCTTGATTGACAACAAACAAGAGCCAAACGACAGGGTTTCATTTATCCACTTTGGTGACAAAACTTCCGCTAGTTGGCGGTACAGAGCCAAGATCGTGAGCGAAGGGTGGGCAAGCCTCAACGACTTTACTGCCGATACCCTCATATTTGCCAAACCACAAGCCAATGAACTGATGGAGATGGCGAGAGCCAAGGCTCGAGGTGCATGGGTGATCGTGGATTTCTGTGATGACCATTTTGATTGGGTTCACTACAAAGAGGCATTGAGACTTGCGGATGCTGTGACTTGCCCAACAGAGACAATGGCAAAGATCATCAAGGAACACGGAAGGGACGCTACTGTGATTGGTGACCCTTACGAGTACCCAGAAGCCAAACCGCACTACAACGGGCTAAACCTCCTTTGGTATGGTCACGCAGTCAACAAACACAGTTTAGAGCGCATATTGCCAGACCTAGAGGGCTACAACTTACGGGTGGTGTCCAACTTTGGCGGTGCTATTCCTTGGTCGCATGAGACCATGCTAAAAGAATTTGCGAGAGCAGATATTGTCTTAATGCCTGCAACCGCAGAATATAAGAGTCCCAACAGGGCAGTAGAGGCAATCCGACAAGGGTGTTTTGTGGTCAGCGAGAGAGACCTTGGAATACCCCATATTTATGTAGGCAACATCTTAGAAGGAATTAAATGGACACAGACACAGGACATCAACTCCCTAATATCCAAGGCGCAGAAGTTCGTAACGGACGAATTTACGCCAAGAATACTGATCGACAAGTGGAAGACACTTACGAAACTGCGTACAACCTCGGATGCGGTAATAAAAAATGGGACGGATGGATAAATGTCGATCTGCACTCAGATATTTCCGACATCAAGTGCGACCTTAGAAAACTAGAAATTGCCTCAGACAGCGCGGATGCGGTGGCAGCTATCCATGTGCTAGAGCACTTCTACGAGTGGGAAGTCGCTGATGTGCTGACAGAGTGGAAACGAATCCTAAAGCCAGGCGGTAAGATGATTCTCGAAATGCCTTGCATGGATAAGGTGTTTGCCTATGTAACCAACTGCGTCCATAGCAAAGAGCCATTACAGCCCTTTATGACCATGTGGGCGTTATATGGTGACCCCAAGCACAAAAGCGAGGCAATGTGCCACAAATGGGGTTGGTTTCAAAATCCATTAAGAAATATGCTTGAATCGGTAGGCATGACAGAGATCAAGTTCTGTGAGCCAAACTACCATTTCCCATTTAGAGATATGAGGGTTGAATGCTTAAAGGCGTTATGACCAATGCCGAAAGGCATAAGCAGATGGAGAAGTCGCTACACCTCCCATTGTTGAAAAAGCGAGACAAATTCAATGATCGGTGGGTGTCTATCGTCTGTTATGGCCCATCCCTAAAAGACACTTGGAAAACCATCAAACGCCCAATGGTCACAGTATCAGGGGCGCACGACTTCTTAGTGGACAAGGGGATAACACCTGATTGGCACATTGACTGCGACCCTAGAGAACATAAGGCTAGGATGCTAAAGAAGCCCCAGAAGGCTACAAAGTACCTATTGGCATCTGTATGCCATCCGACCTATTTTGAGGCTTTAAAGAGGCATCAGGTCAAGATATGGCATCTGGTCAACGGGGATGACTTTGAGACTGTGGCGTGGGTAGCAGACAAACATCCAGAGGGGATGGAGAGCCTGATCGGTGGTGGGTCATCAGTAGGTATGAGGGCGATGAATGTGAGCGCAGCTCTTGGGTACAGAAAGTTCCATATCTTTGGTATGGATAACAGTTTTACAGAGAGCAGACACGCGGGGGAACATTTGGGCAAGGAACAGGAAAAAATCCTAGTCCAAGCGGGTGAGAGGACATTCCAAACCACTAAGCAAATGGTGCAAGCTGCGATAGAGATGGAAAAGTTCTTGGAGACTCAAGACGCAGAGGTTATATTTCATGGTGACGGGCTGATGCAGGAAACTGCCAAAATTCTTAAACAAAGGACTTAATATGCAAGACGCAAACTGGACAAATGATAGTTTTATGGAAGACAACCGAGGCAAGATGGCGGTGTTTTTCCATACTGTGCAAGTGCAAAACAACTTCAAGACAATGACCGAAAAGCGTCCGATCTTTGAAGAAAAGATATTTTTGAAGAAATTAGTGCCTGGTGACTCCACTTTGGTGGTAGATCGTCCTATGCGCGAACAAGACATTGACGAATTTCCAATTGAGTGGGCGCGTTTTGAGCAAAAGAAAGAACAACGGGTATCAGGCACTCCAATTGATGTGTGGTCAGCAATTAGCGAGACCCAAAAGGCTGAATTTAAGGCTTTGCATATCTTCACAATTGACCAGTTTGCACAACTTGCAGACAGCGTGGGCAACAAGATCATGGGCTTTAACGACCTACGGGATAAGGCTCGGGCGTTCATAGCCGCAGCCAAGGATTCCGCAGTATTCGATAAAATTCGTGCTGAAACCGATGCCAAACTCGCACAACAAGAGGAAGAAATGGCACAATTGAGGGAATTGGTTAATCAGTTAACTGCTAAGAAATCTGGCAGACCTAAAAAAGAATTGGTGGAATAAATGTCCTACACCCTACTGGAGTTGGTTGATCAGGTCTCAGGCGAACTTGGACTAACCCAACCGCCTCTAGTAATAGGGTCTACGAACAACCAAACCATCCAACTTTTAGCCCTTGCACAGCGTCTCGGAAAAGACCTTGTAAGGGACTTTGAATGGCAAAAGTTAGTAAAAGCCTACATCTGGCAAACACAAAATGCGGTTTCCACAACGGGAACAATTACCGCAAACTCTAAGATCATCACAAACATCCCTAGTACGGCAAACTTACAAGTCGGGAATGTGATCACGGGGACAGGACAAACCCCCTACGCTGAGATTCTTACGATTGACAGTAGCACTCAGGTAACGCTAAACGCGCCTGTAACGACCTCTACCGCATCGGTCTCTATGACCTTTGCCAAACAGGATTACGACTTGCCTGCGGGGTATGACCGCATGATTTCAGACACCAACTGGGACAGAACAGACCATTGGCGCAACATTGGAACAAAATCTAGCCAAGATTGGCAGTTCTTACAAGGTGGCATTATCTCTATTGGCCCTCGTGAGCGTTATCGTATCTACAACGGCAAATTCCGCATATTCCAAGCCCTTACGACTGTTTACAACTTCTCTTTTGAGTATGTGTCAAACTACTGGGTGTGCGCTACGGGTTCTTCCGAAGGCACAAAAGCCGAGTTCACAGCCGACACCGACACTTCTGTATTCCCTGATGACCTGATGATGGCAGGGCTAAAGTTCTACTTCCTAAAAGCCAAGAAACTTGATTACGGCATTGAGTTGGGTGAATTCACACGGGCATTGAGTTACAACAAGGCTCAAGATGTACCAGTTCCATCCATGTCTTTAGCACCAGTAGGCATGAACCAATTGGTCGGGCCTTGGTCTGTGCAAGACGGCAACTGGCCAAGCGTTTAACAGGAGGCGTTATGAAATTAGACGGACTTTATGCAAATATCCAAGCAAAGAGGGAGAGGATAGCCGCAGGCTCGGGCGAGAGGATGAGAAAGCCTGGCACAGAGGGCGCACCTACCGCTAAAGACTTCAAGCAAGCTGCTAAGACTGCAAAGCCTGAGAAGAAGAAATGAGCGCGGCTTGGCAACGCAAAGAGGGTAAGAACCCCGAGGGCGGTTTAAACGCCAAGGGACGCGCCTCTGCAAAGGCAGAAGGCATGAACCTCAAGCCTCCTGTAAAGAGTGGCGATAACCCTCGTAGAGCGTCTTTCCTAGCGCGTATGGGCGCAATGCCTGGGCCAATGGAAAAGAACGGAGAACCCACCCGATTAGCACTTTCGCTAAAGGCATGGGGGGCTTCGTCCAAGGAAGATGCAAGAGCAAAAGCCAGAGCAATCTCTGAAAGAAATAAAAAATAATGCTCAAACAATACGCCAAATACGCTAAGTTAAAGACCCAAAGCGCAACCACGATAACTGTGCCTGCCCCGATTGGTGGGTGGAATGCTCGGGATTCGCTAGGGTCAATGGCGATTGAGGATGCGGTGACGCTGACGAATTGGTGGCCTGGCACGAACTCGGTCATCCTGAGAAACGGCTACACCCAACACGCCACAGGCATGACGGGTCAAGTTGAGTCTGTAATGACTTACGCCTCTGGTTCGTCTGACAAACTGTTCGCTGCTGTGGGGCAGTATATTTACAATGTGACTAACTCAGGCGCGGTGGGTGCAGCCGACTTGTCAGGGCTTACCAATGCCAAATGGCAGTCTGTGAACTTCACCAGTACGGGCGGTTCATACCTGATGATGGTCAATGGTGCTGACAAACTACGCAGTTACGATGGTTCTGCTTGGCACAAAGACGGAGATGGGGCAGGGTATGACATCACGGGAGTCAATACCGCCCTGTGCTCAAACATCAACCTATTTAAAAACCGCATTTGGTTAATCCAAGACCAAACGCTAAAAGCATGGTATTTGCCGATTAACGCCATTGCTGGCGCGGCTGTTGCCTTGGATATGTCTTCCCTAGTTCAAATGGGTGGCTACTTAGTAGCAGGCATGACATGGACGCTAGACGCTGGCTATGGCATGGATGACTATTTGGCGTTTATTACCTCTAGGGGCGAGGTTATGGTGTGGAGGTTAACTGACCCCACCACTCCCACAGGCATCTCTTTAATCGGTGTTTATACAGTCGGTGCGCCTATCGGTTCAAGGTGTTGGGTTAAGTTTGGTGGTGACCTATTGATCATTACTCAGGACGGGGTAGTTCCGATGTCGGGGGCTTTGCAGAGTTCTAGGCTAGACCCAAGGGTGTCGATTACTAACAAAATCCAATATGCCATGAGTTCGGCAATATCAAACTATTCATCTAATTTTGGGTGGTGTTTGCTGTATTTCCCTAAAGAAAACCAATTGATTATGAATGTGCCTATTTCGACAGGCGCACAACAGCAATATGTGATGAACAACATCACTAAGTCTTGGTGTAACTTCACGGGTTGGGCGGCTAATTGTTGGGTGCTATACCAAGATAACCCTTATTTTGGGGGTGATGGATATGTGGGTCAGGCGTGGAACACCAATGCAGACGCAGGGAATGATATAGCCTCATTTGGCTTGCAATCGTTTCAGACCTATGGCAGAGCCAACCAAAAGCAATGCGAGATGATTCGCTACCACTTGTTTACCAATGGAACGCCACAAGTCTACGGAAATGTAAATGTGGACTACAACATACTAGATGAGAGTGTTTCACTAGACTTTACTGTTGAGACCTATGCGGTTTGGGATACATCTTTGTGGGATGCAGGGGTTTGGGGTGATGGATTAGTTCCAAACGCTACTTGGCAAGGGGTAACTGAGATTGGTTATTCGTTTGCACCCCTGATAAAAAGTGCCTCCCAAGGCATACAATTGCAATGGGTCGCTAGTGACTTAGTGTTTGCTAGTGGCGGTACTCTTTAGGAGAATATATGGGTTGGCTCAACGAATTAACAAAAGTGATTGTGGGTAAACCCCCATCAGCCCCCGCAGCCCCAGACTATACGGGGGCAGCCGTGGCACAGGGCGCAGCTAACTTGGAGTCGGCTCGGGCTACTGCCAAACTAAGTAATCCTAATGTTTACTCTCCGTATGGAAATCAAACAGTTACTTATGATGGTGATATTCCTACTGTAAGACAAACGCTAACCCCAGACGCGCAACGCACCTTAGAGCAACAACAAGCACTAGGTTACAGACTGACAGACTTGGCGGGTAGAGGGTTTTCTGCGGTTGATAAAACAATGGGAACGCCTTTCTCGTTTGGTGGGCCAAGCGTACAAACTGGATTAGATACTTCTGGAGTAGCCAGAATGCCTGTAAACGCAGGCACTACGGGTCAAGAGGCGATCATGTCTCGTTTAGAGCCTAGCATGGCAAAAAACCGAGTGAGCACAGAGACTCAATTGATCAATCAGGGCTTGCGACCAGGCACAGAGGCGTATGACAACGCTATCAAATTACTTGGTGAACAAGAGAATGACGCAAGAACACAAGCGGTTTTACAAGGTCTAGGCTTAGATATAAGCGCAAACACCCAAGGCTTTAACCAAGCCTTGCAAAGCGGTCAATTTGCCAATACTGCCCAACAACAAGCGTTGGGACAAGCCATTCAACAGCGTCAAATGCCTCTTAATGAGGTCAATGCGTTGGTGGAAGGCTCTCAGATACAGAATCCTCAGTTTCAGCAATACACGGGTGCTAATGTTGCGCCCCCACCGATTGCTAACGCAGCTACCTTGCAAGGTCAATTTGACCAAAACACCTTTAACCAAAACACAGGCACATATAACCAAAACTTAGCGGGTCTGTATTCGTTAGGTGGTGCAGCGTCTTATGGTTACGCTAAATCTGACCGCAGACTGAAATCTAATATTGTGCGTATTGGTACACATAAGTTAGGAATTGGCATTTACGAATACGACATTGAAGGCAGACACGAAATTGGTGTGATGGCTCAAGAAGTTGAGCAAGTAATGCCACAAGCAGTTATCCATCACGCAGATGGATACATGATGGTTAATTATGGGAGGATAAATGCCTGACATTAACCTAAACCCCTACACAGCAGAAAGCGCAGCGATACAGCGCAGACTGCAAATGGCTCAATTGCTTGGACAACAGGCATTACAACCCGTAGAAGTCCCACAGCAAGCGGGGGTTCGTGCCTCTCCTTACATGGGATTGGCAAAGATGTTGCAAGGCTATATGGCAGGCTCAGAGGAGAAAGCTGCCCGTGAAGATCAAAGAAATTTAGTTAATCGAGTGGGAACTGAGGCTACTGATTGGATTGCTAACTATGGTGGCATAAAAGGCACTCCAAATACTCCAGAGCAGACTTATAAGCCTAGTGAGGCAGACTATCGTGAAATGGGAATGATGGGCAAGGATTTGCAAGTTAATCCTCAAGGAATGGCGGTAGAACCCGCGCAAATGGGTGTTCCAACAAGAGCAAGAACCCAAGAAGAACAGCAAGCCTATTTAGGTCAAGGCATGAGAAATCCTCTAACCTCGGCAATGGCTAGTGCTCTGTTAAGCAAAAACATAGAAAACCAAGATTTCCAAAATATTCTAAGAAGTGCAGGCATGGGCAACGCGCCTAGCGCACCTATGGGTGGTGCGCCTGCCACATCGGTGGGTGGTGCGCCTAATGCGGGCGGTGCAACTATGGTTGGTGCGCCTACTGGTAACGCGCCTAATTTAAATCCCTATATATTGGCAATGAGTGCTAATCCACAGGCTCAAAAATTGGCTGAATTTATCCAAAAAGGACAACCAGAATATGGAACAACTCCTCAAGTATTACAAAAGGCTGATGGCACTTTATTTGAAAGAGTTTATGGCAAAAAAGGCGAAATAATTGATCGCCCATTAAGTGCCACACCATACGAAAAAGAACCAGAACTTAATAGAAGCGTTACATTGGCAATTAAAGCCGCAGGCGTAGAGCCAACAAGTCCAGAAGGTAAGAATATGTATCGCAATTTGATTGCGAAACAAACCTCTCATCCATTGGGAACAAATGTAAAAATTGAGAACAAGATGGGTGAAGGCATTGCGGCTCAGATTGGCCCAATGATGAAGGATTCGGTAGACATTGCAACTGGTGCTGTTAAACAAGTGGACGCGGCAAAGCGTGTTGTTGGTGCTATTGACTCGGGCAAAATCATTGCAGGCCCATTTGCGGGCGGTCGCGTCACTTTGGCTCAAATGGGTCAAGCCTTGGGCGTTGGCGGTGCAGATGCTAAACAACAATTGGCAAACACACGCGATGTAATCCGTGGACTTGCAGAAATGACGCTACAAGGTCGTTCACAAATGAAGGGTCAAGGCGCAATTACCGAGAGCGAAGGATTGCTTGCTGAACGGGCAAATTCTGGAAAAATTGAAGATTTGACAATTCCTGAGATTAAACAACTTGCCCTAGCAAGTGAACGGGCGGCTCGGTTTGCGTATGCAGAGCACGAAAGAAAATATCAAGAAATGTTGAAAAACCCAACAACTTCATCACTTGCCACTTATTACCAAGGCCCTGCAATGCCACCCGCTATTACTACACCTAGCGAAGAACCACCAGTAGGTGCGGTTCGGAGGATTAAATAATGGCTACTTTTCAAGTTGATATTGGCAATGCTACTTATGAGGTAGACGCGGCTGATGAAAAAACTGCTTGGAAATTGGCTAATCAAGCGCATGGCGCACAGCCTTTAGCACCACCGCCTCAACAAGCACCGCAACAAGCCCCCCAACAAGCACCAGAGCCAAGAGATATTTCTGGTCAAGGCATCTTGATGGGCATAAAAGACCCAATCAATGCTGGCGCACAGTTCATAGCAAGAAATGTCCCACCCTCAATAAATGAGGCAATTGATGTAATCCCCGCCCAATTACGGGCAAGCAATATCCCAATAGTGTCTAAGTTGGCTAATGCTTTGTTGGCAAACCCAAGACCAGAGGCTATTGACAAAGAAATCAGAGATAGAGAAGAAGCCTACCAAGCCCTACGCCAACAAGTAGGGGATGAGGGCTTTGATGTCAACCGAATGGTAGGCAATATCTTGCCAACTGCCGCAGCTACTTCTGCTTTAATCCCTGCCAAAGCGGTCAGCACAATTCCTCGCTTGTTGGGAACTTCTGCCATTGTGGGTGGCGCATCAAGCCAATTAACCCCTGCGGTCACTATGGGAGAACAAGCCTCCTACCCTGCGTTTAAACAAGGTCAAGCCGTTGCAGGCACAGTATTAGGCCCTGTCGGGGCTACTGTTGGACGCATGGGTGGTGGCGTAATTAGGAACATTGGAGAGCGTATTAGCGAATCTACCGCTATGGACGCGGCTAAATTGAAATTGGCAGATTTGTTGTCAAGAAGTGGTCGAGGAAATTACTTCCAAGGTGGCGGTGGTGACCCATTGGCACAAGTTGAGGCTAAATTGATGACGCAAGGTCCAGAGGCAACGATTGCAGGGGCTGGAGGACAAACCTCTAAGAGTTATTTGGACTTGATGGCTACTTTGCCTGGTCAAGCGAAGGACTTGGTAGAGCAGTTCATTCGCAACCAACAAGCCACCAGAGCAAAGCGGTTAGTAACCGCGGCAGATGAGGCTTTAGGTACTGCTGGCAAGACTTACACAGGAACACTAAGCGGATTGATTGCTGAAAAACAAACAGTCTCCGCGCCTTTATACAAGCAATTAGAGGGTGTTTCTGTACGGGTTGATGATGACCTATCCAAACTAATCCAAGCGTCTAAAACGGCTCATGGTGGTGCTGAATTGTTGGCAGAACTTAAAAGCACAACGCCAATTGATGTGTCCAAAATCAAGGTGGGTGACGATATTCCCTTTGATACCTTGGACAAGGTTAAACAGGCTTTGTTTGATTTGGCAGAAAATTCTAAGGGTGAGTTTGGCAAGCCAACTGCACTCAGTAATGCTTACAACGACTTACGGGTTCGTCTGACAAACAAGATGGACGATATGAGTCCTAAAGACAAAGCGTTGAAGAGCGACACAAACCCATTGGGTAGCATCTACAAAGAGGCTAGGGATGCGTTTGCAGGCCCGTCTCAGTTAGAGGGCGCGGTTAAGGCTGGTCGCAATGCCATGAAAGAGGACGCAATCAAGGTTGCAGATGCTACTCAGGGCATGAGTAAAAGTGAGATTGAGGCTTACAGAATCGGTGTTTTACAGTCTTTGAAAGACAAAGTGGGTACTGAAGGCGGTCAAACTTCCCTTTTGAAAATGTGGAAAGAGCCTGCTACAAGCGACAAACTAAAAGAGATATTTGGCAATGATTACCGCAAATTCGCGTCTGATGTGGCGCGTGAGGCTCGATTAAAAGAGATTGAAAGCGTAGGCAGAGGGTCACAGACTGCAGCAAGATTATCTGGAATCAATGAAGATGCTTTGAGAAATACAGCCCAAGCGGGTCAAGCGGTAAGTTCAGCATCTCAAGGTAATCCACTTCCCGCAATTGGAACTCTTACAAAACTTCTTAGCCAAGCAAGTACCCCAGAAACAACACGCAACGAAATTGCCAAACTTTTACTTCAAAAGGGCAATGTTGCTCAAAATACAGTTCGTGAATTGCCCGAGCGAGTTCGTCAATACAATGAACAGTTAGCAAGACAAGCAGCTATGGCTAACGCACTAGCACAACAACCTCAGAGGTAATACAAATGAGTTACAACGGAAGTGGAACATTTAACATCAACTCTACTGGTCAACCAGTAGTAGCAGGCACAGTCATATCGTCTTCAGCGTTTAATGCGTTGACTACTGACCTAGCCACAGGACTGACAACCGCCATCACCAAGGACGGACAAACTACCACAACGGCTCGGATTACCTTTGCCCAAGGAGTTACTTCTAGCCTAGTAACGGACTCTTCTAGCATCTCCACAGGCTCGATCATTACTGGTGGTGGTGTAGGTATAGCCAAGGCTTTGTATGTGGGTACAACGGCTAATGTGGCGGGTGCTGTGACGCTTGGCGGTATAGCAACCTTTAGCGCACAACCGATCTTCTCTAGTTTGACAGCATCTAGCGCGGTTGCTACGGATGCCTCTAAGGGTTTGGTAAGCGTTACTAACACGGGTACTGGTAACAATGTATTGGCTACCTCTCCAACCATTACAACTCCAACTATCAGTTCACTCTCGAGTGCCGCAGCTACTGCGCTAACTTTGCAGTCTGCTGGCACTACTGCGATTACTGTTTCGACTTCACAGAATGTGGGGATTGGTACTGCCTCTCCAACGCAGAAACTGCAAGTTGCTGGTAATGTATTTGTTAGTGCGGGTCAGTATGTTATGTGGGATAACGCTGGTGCATGGAGTTGGCAAAGCGATGCTTCTACTTATTTACGTGCATATTACGCAGGCAATGAGGCTTTGCGTATCGACTCCTCTGGTAATGTGGGGATTAACACTACATCGCCTAATGCAAAACTTTATGTCAGAGTTGCCACAAATGCTAATTTAAGAGTAACTGATTCAAGTGGAACATTAAACCTATCTGCTGAGAATGATGCTGGTAGCGCACAAGTAGCCATGAAATTTAATGGCTCACAAATGATGCTAACCTCTGCTGGTGAATTATTAGTTAATGGAACAGCCGCACCCGTTAATGGCTTAAAAATGGCTATTACCAATGGTTCTGTTAAGTGGTCATTTGGTCCAGATGGTTCTGGTAACTATTGCGTATTTAATGCTTCTGGTACTGGTGTCTATGTAACCAATGGCGGAACATCATGGACAGGCACTTCTGACGAGCGATTAAAAACAGATTTAATTCCTATTACAAACGGATTGCAAAAAGTTAATTCATTGCGTTCTGTAACTGGTAGGTTTAAAACTGATGAAGAGGGAACAAGTCGTTCTTTCCTAATTGCTCAAGATGTCAAAGCAGTATTTCCAGAAGCAGTAAATACTTTGAATGATGAAATTGGCACTCTTGGGCTTGCATACACAGATGTAATTCCATTGCTTGTGGCATCCATAAAAGAACTAAAAGCGATTAACGACACACAAGCCGAAACAATCAACGCACTAACCGCCCGAATCGTGGCTTTGGAGAGCAAATAATGGCTACTACTTGGACAATTACACAACTAGACCGCCAAACCTCTAATGGGTTTGTAACAACTGCACATTGGACTGCAAGCGCAGTAGATGGAGATTACTCCGCATCTACATACTCAACAAGTTCATGGGCTGATGGAACACCCACAACTCCCTATGCTGACTTAACGCAAGCAACTGTATTAGATTGGATATGGGCTAATGGAGTAGACAAAAAGGCGGTAGAGGCTAGTCTGCAAGCGCAGATTGATGCTAAGAAGAATCCTGTAAGTGCTACTGGAGTGCCTTGGTAATGCTTGAGGATACTGAGACACGCCTAGCGATTCACGAAGTTCTGTGCGCTGAGAGATACAAGCGGATAGACGAGTCTTTGTCCACGGGTGAAAAGCGCATGGCAAAGATTGAGTATTTGCTGTATGCGGTGATCTTGGTCGTGTTGCTCGGGCCTGGCGTGGCGGCAGAGTTTGTCAAGAAAATGATCGGAGTGTGACATTGACCCTTTTTCGTTGTTACTTTTGGCTCAATCTGCTTATAGTGCAATTAAACAAGGTTGCTCGATGTTGCACGAAGGTCGTATGGAATTGGAGGGTGCAAAATCCACCATTCAAGGCGTACAAGCAGACATTAAAGCAATTAAAGGTCTGTGGGATTGGTTTATTGGTTTGTTTAGCAAGCCTGCCGAAACCAAGCCTGTGGCGCAAAAGAAAGCCCTCAAAAAAGACCAATCCTATGAATCTATGGAGTTGCAAGTCATTAACGATGTGGGTGTGCAACTGGGCAATTTCTTTGAAATACAAGCGCAGTTAAAAAACTACTACGCATCGCTGGAAGCAGAATCTAAGGAACGCTACGACCCTACGCAAAACACCTCAAAAAAAGCGATAGAGCGAAGTCTAGTTGAACTCCAAATGGAAAATTTGGATGCCCAGATTCGTGAGCAAATGACTGTATATGCACCAGCAGAACTCAAAGCGATATACACCAGATTTTTGAAGATGTATGCAAGAATTCAACAAGAACAGGAATGGGCTAGGGCAGAAGAAGTCAAGAAAATGAGACTATTGCGGTGGCAAAAGGAACAGGAAGAGATCAGGGCTATTGAGTTAACTAGTGGAGTAATTGCTGTGGTATTTATATCATCACTTTTTGGGTGGGTAATGTGGCAACTGCGCGTCTTATCGGGTGGGTTTTAAGCGCGGTAGCGTTGTGCCTGATCGTTGCTACGACCTCCATTGCCTACATTGAAACGCTGTATATGAAAGCCCAACTTAAGCAAGAAATCAGGGAACTACGCAAACTTAAACGAGAACTCAAGGAAAGTAAATGAATGAACTATTCAATATTCTCAAGGGTATCGCACCCACATTGGCAACTGCTGTGGCTGGCCCTCTGGGTGGTGCTGCTGTTACCGCTTTGGCTAGTAAATTTGGTGTTTCTGATTCCATTGATGCTGTTGCAAAGGCTATTGCGAGTGACCCACAAGCTGCTCAAAAACTTGCTGAAATGGAACTTGAATATTACAAAATAGAGCAAAACAACCTCACAGACCGCCTCAAAGCAGATATGGCATCTGACTCTTGGTTGTCCAAGAACATACGCCCAGCGACCCTTATATTCCTTTTGTTGGCGTATAGCGGTTTTGCAGTAGCCTCAATCTTTGGATGGGAAACTAGGGGGGCTTATGTGGAACTACTTGGGCAATGGGGAATGTTAGTAATGTCGTTTTACTTTGGTGGTAGAACAATGGAAAAAATAGCAGATAAGGTGAAAAAATGAACCTTACAGAGCATTTCACACTTGAAGAGTTAACACACACCGAGCATCGGGAACTGGAGAACATACCAAATGAAATTGAACTTGCAAACCTTAAAAGATTGGCTGAATTCCTTGAAACAGTCAAAACTGTGCTTGGCGGTAAGCCAATCATGGTTAACTCTGCGTTCCGCAGTAAAGCGGTTAATGACGCGGTAGGCTCAAAAGATACCTCTCAGCATAGGGTAGGGTGCGCTGCCGATCTGAGAGTGCCTGGCTTGACCCCTGATGAGGTGGTGAAAGCAATCATTGCGTCTGGGATTGGCTATGACCAAGTGATCAGGGAGTTTTCTGACCCCGTTAAAGGTGGTGGGTGGACTCATGTCTCTATACCCAACAAGTTATTTGACTCTCCCCGTAAGCAAGCCCTTATTATTGATAAACAAGGGGTTAGGGTATATGGCTAATCCTCTACACTCATACAAAGAACTGCCACTAGGATGCCAACACCGACAAACGCGCCAATAAGTAGCACAACAATAATGGTAAGAATACTGCTAAGCATCTCGACTCCTTATATCGTAAAACCAATCATCTGAGGCAACCCACTTGCGTGACCCGTCCACCGAGTAGGTCTGGGTGGCAACATTAAAGTCTGGAGTTAGTGTTCCTGAGACTAGACTTTGATCGTACCAGATACACCGATTGTTGGGTTGGCAAGCAAACTGTCCGTTGTCGAGTTTAATGAAATTAAAGGATTTGTGTTCCTCTGCGGTCTCAGAAAAACCCGTATCAATATCGGTCTGGTCAGCACAAAAGTCCACAGTAAACATATAAGTACCAAAGTGCCATTGGCGGTCTTTTCCAAAGACCTTGACACTTAGATTCCTGAGTAAAACCTTTTCAATGATGGTAAACCGATACCCTAGACAATCCCACAACTGGAGAGCGTCTAAGGGCAAGTCACCGCCATCTTTCCAACAGTAAGCGTGGATGGGTAGTTTGTCGTACAAAGCCCCATATCTAGGTAAGAGAGACTCAATCCTAAAGACTTGCCCTCGTATGGCTTTGAGAGACACCCAGATACAGGGTTCTAACTCTCCATGACCCTTGTGGTGGTCATACAGGAATTCTTTGCGTATAAAGCATTTTAAAGGTGGCAGAGAGCCTACTAGATAACTCATCTTGCCCTCGCAAATACATGGAACTGGCGAACCCTAATATCCCTTTTAGGCTGTATTTTAGGTGCTGACCAAAAATGAGGGTAAAAGGTTTTCATAAAGTCTTTGTGAAAGGCGTTCATGTGTTTTTCCATTTAACTTTAGCCTCTACAAAACGGGCAATATCGTACATACTTTGACCCTCTTCCCATTCAAAATTGTTTATTTCTTCTTCAGTTAGCCAAACCCAAGGGCGTTTGTATTCTTGAATATCGTCATCTTCAGCAGCATTGCGTCTGATTTCACGCGAGATTCGTTCAAATTCTTCATCTTCTGGTGTCATTTTTGCCTCGTAAAAAGATCAAGTGCCACTTTTCTCCAAAGGTTTTTAGCCTCTCGGTGTTGGGCGCACATGGGACAGTTTTGAATGGTTTGTAAGATTTCTTGTTTAACAATAAAGTTTCTTACATCTTCTCTAAGCTGCTTATGCTCGGGCAGATCATAGATTTCTTTGGTAATGCTTTCTGTAATCACAGCAATTCCCTCTGGATTGGGGTTATCTTCCACTCGCGTTCTAAGCGGTTAGATTTTGACTTAACCACATTCCCCGTCAAGCAGATTTCTCCCTCTCTCTCCAACTCATGCAACCGCCTAGCGACTTGCATGGACTCCAAACCAGTATGGTGAGCAATACCATCTTTGCCTAGACTCCCGTGATCTTTAAGGCATTGGATGATCTTGGTGGCGTGGGCTTTGGCAAGGTCTTTGGCAGACCCCGCAGCCACCCAACTTGTCATTGGGTCGCTATTTCTTACTCTTGGGTGATCAAAAGTCGATAGTGTCATCAAAATCCTTTGGCTTTGGTGCG